TACACATAAACATCTTTCAGACAAGAAGTGAACATCCATAGAGTCAATGTCAGAAGTAAAAGCACCCCCGGCAGATCCAGTAATCCAAGATTTCATTCTTCTATCTTCAGTTTGTGAAGCTCTATAACGAACGTGCAGAAAAGGTCTACGAATATTAGAACCTAAAATTTGATCGTATACAGTTGATGTACCAGCAGGGATAAGAACTCCGTCAATTGCTGAAACAGCTACTCCCCCTCTCGTAGAGGCGTCATTAAGATATTTCCAGTCGGTTTTATAAAAGTCATAAGAACCTCTTCTAAATCCTGAAAAACCAAGATTCAAAGCCATTTCTTCAGAGTTTTCAAATAGACCAAAAGCAGTACCTCCTCCAATACCAGAAGAAATATTAGCTAGCATATCGTCAAAATCTAAAGAAGTTTTTCTATTCAAGAAAAGCATATTCTCTTCAATAGCGCCTTGAGTATCAAGATTTTTAAGAATACTGTCAAATTCACCAAGGCCAGCAGCAGCACTAAAATTATTTAGTACATTACCTCTAGCATTAATAGCAGCAAAAAGACCTTCAGTACCATTAAGAGCTGGAGCAATTCCGGCTACTCCAGAACCTGCAGCAGCTTTTTCACCTTCAACCATAGCCATTTCAAGGTAATCTTCAAATCTCAAGCGAGTTTCAGATTCAGCTTTTAGGTACCATAGGTATCCAGATGTTCCATCTTCAGTAGCAACTTCAACCCAACCAATCTGAGCCATATCTGATCCATTGACCACATATTTTTCTTTAATAATAATTGGCGCGTTGTTAAATTGAGTGAAGGATGGAGTTACGCTTTTAATATCGCCATCGCCCGTTCCTTTTCTATATTCAGAACCATATACAAATATTTTAAGATTTGTAGGTGCTCCAGCGCCAAAAGTAGCGGCAAGGTCAGCCCCTGTATACGTTGCAACAGTTAATGTAGCAAGTGTAGCAGAAGTATCAACACTATTAGTAACTAAGGCTTTTACTTCAGCACCTGTAGTAGGATTCATTACTACAATAGTCTGATTTTTAGAAATTGTATTAGCAACAAAGGTAGGTCCTGCAGTAGCATTAAGCACAAAAGTTAAAGTTGTTGCGCTAGCTTTAGTAACGCCATCATATGCAATATGCAATCTATTTTGTTCTGACCAAATTACTTGATCTGAAGTCATAGGCATTTCTGCTCCTACCATACGGAGAAATCCAGAAAGAGTTCGGTTTCCATATCGTTCTACTTCTTGTTCGTAGATCTCAGGAAGGTATTGTGCGGCAAAATCTGAAAAATCATCGCCGGCTTTATCTGTAAATTGCAGATAATTTGAAGACAGAACTTGTTGTTTCTGACTAGGTTTAATTGTCCCAAATTCGGGTAATACATTACTCATTTTTTAAATTTTAAGTGTTAAATTTTTTTGTTTTAATTTTAAGTTTTGAAGAATCTAAACCGCTAACAGCTTTTACTTTTAAACCATTAACAAATACATCACCCGGGGCAGTTTGCCTTGGTTCCGTAGTTATGTTTTTGGTTTTAGCAACTTGTTCTTTAATAGCATCGGCACGGCCTTGCTCATAGAAATGTGTTGCCATGGTATCGGCATTTCGCGCAGCGTAAATTGCTTTATGATAACCAGCCGGATCTTTCATTTGACCGTTTTTGTCTAGGAACGTCCCGACAAAGTCTGTAAGATCTTTTTGGTTTTCCGCTATTGAGTTAGGATCTTTAACTCCATATCTAACTTTTTTATCTCCTAATTTAAAATCAAAACCTTTGAAATCACTAGAAAAATAATTTTTAGTAGTATTTATAAATCCTTCTCGAACAGCATCATTACGCTTTTGTTCTTCAGTATATCGATTGAAAAAGTCCATTGCTTTTTGTTGCTCTTGAGTAACACCAGGACGTAATTTAATTTCCTCGTAATACTTGCTTTTTGTTTGTTCTAAAAAGTTTTTGGCTTTTGCAACTTCTTCTTTATACGCAATTTTTTTCTTGCGTATATCTTTAGCTTCATCAATTTCTTCGTCCCATGTAAAATCTTCTAATAAAAGATCTACATCTTCAGCGTCTAAATGAGGCTTATTCTGTTTATAATATTCTCTTAATAATGTATTATTATCTACATTTGAGTAATCAGCATTTAGTCTAGCATAGTCTTGTACATCCCCCCCGGTTTCTTCCATAAACTTTATAAGCTTATCTACTCCTTCGGGTAATTCCTGTGCTTTTGTTTCCTGTAATATTTCTTTTTGTTCCGGTGTGGTAGCGGCAGCTTCATCGCTTCCAGCCACTCCTCCCTTTTCAGAATTATCTTTTTCATCTTCAATAATTTGTATTGGAGACTCTTCTACTATTTGCTCTTCAGCTTTTTCGGCAGAGGTTTGTTCTTCGGCGTTTCTTTCTCCCACCTTTTTGCCATCTCCGGATGATTCATGTACATCCACTTTCTCTGTGCTTGGCTTTTGAACGGCATCTTTTGTTTCTTCTTTTTTTGGTTCTACAGGTGGTTTTGAAAGATCTACCTTAATAACATCTTCATTACCAGTTAATTTTTTTGGAGTTCTTTTTTTAATTTTAAAATCCCCCTCTTGTTTTACTTCTGTTGACATAATATAATAATATAAAATTAATTAATAAAATTTACCTTGGCTCAAACTGTTCTAAGCCAAAGCCACTTAAATTATCATTACCCGCTGATTCAAAATCTTTAGGCAATAAATCATTTTTTCTTTGATCAATAAGTTCAGATTGCTGTGTACCTTGTATTCTTACACGTTTATCTTTCCTATCTTCTATTTCTTGTTCTTTTCTTGTAATTGCAGAAGCTTGTATTTCAGCAAGTTGCATATTATAATTAAATTCTTCTGCCATTAATTGTTTCTTAATTAATGCTTCTTGTTCCATTCTAGCTATTTCAAAATCTGATTTAGCTTTTTCAATCTGCACTTTTGTTTCAGCTAAGGCTTGTTGTTTTTGTACTTCTGCAAGTGCCGCGGCCTCAGAAGCCTGCGCGTTAGCTTGTGCTTGAGCTTGTATGTTAGCCTGTTGTGCAGCTTGCTCTTGCTGCCTTCTTTCTTTCTTTTTTAGCTTTAAAAGCTGATTAGCTAGTTTTATATTTGAAACCTCTCTAATATCTATAGCATCATCTAAATCAATACCCCCCGCTTGTAGGGCAACTTGTATATTTTGTTCTAATTTAGCTTTTTCTTCTTCATCAGGCTCTAGCTCTAAAAATATACCAAAATCATGCATCGCTACTTTTTCCATTTCTTCAAGTGTATTAACATTAAAAGTATTTATACTATTAAGTAATGCATCTTTAGTTAATGGGAATTGCAAAGCATCATTAGCTCTTAAGCTTATGTTTTCTGCAATTTTTATAGTTATATACATTAACGCTTTTAAAATATGCCTTGTAGCAACGTTAGAGTTAGCAGCGGCCATTTTTTGTAAGCCTACTAATGCGTTTTTATCGGGCATACTTCCATCAACAGCTTCATTCAAACCAGTTACATCTCTTATCATTTGCAAATAATATTGATAAGTAGATATTAAAGCTTGCACCTTAGACACTCCGCTTGATGACTGAAGTTCTTGAATAGGTACTTTTCCTCTATTTAAATCGCCGTCTTGCGTTAATGATCTTCCAACAATACTACCTGTTTGAAAATACATATTTAATGCTTCGGCTGGGTTGTAATTTGTGCCGTTGCCTAAATCAACTTCCGCTAAACCGTCCATGTCTAAATAAACACCATCAGGAACCACTCTAGCTAAAACTTGCTGAAGTTTTAAATGAGTTAGTTGAATCATATCGGCAAAACCAGTAATTCGGCTAACAATAGAATCTATTTTGCCTTTATACATTCTAGGAGCGCAGATAGAGTAATTCATGTTTACTCTGGTAACATCTGAAGAAGGGCGTGTCATATTTTCTGCTAAACTCCAATTAAGCAATTTATTTAATCCTAATACTTTAGCTCCTGTATATAAAACTTCTATGCTTCTCGCTACCCTACTAAAATTATCATTTTCAGGCGGATCAAAAGTATCATCTTTTTCTAATATTTTCTCTAAACCCTGATCTGTATTTTTTAATTTAAATACTTGATTTGTATAAGTTTTATACTCAAAAAATAAAACTGATATTAAATTATTATCATCTCTTCCTTTATAATTTCTTGTATAATTACTATAATTACTAGGCCCTTTATATTTTTGTATTTCTTCTAAATCTTCATCAGTTAAATAAGGATATAATCTTTTTACTTCAGATAAACTTAAATTTTTAACTTCACCTACGTAATATATATCATCAAAATTTGGATCTTCCGTGTAAGAATAAACAACATTTGCTGGATCCACATAATCCACAGTAATTCCTTCTGATAAATTAAAGCTAGTCTTTGAAACACCTATTCCTAAAACAGCTAAATCATAAGCTATTCTTCTTTGTATTTCAGGATATTTATTATAAGAAAAAACATTTTTAATAATTTCTTCTTCTGCTATTTCAATGCTTTGTTTATAATTTAGCTGTAAATATAAATCTAATTCAGCTTCTGTTGCAGGTAAGCTTGCGGGATCAGCGGATGCATAAAAATTACCTCCAGTTAATGCATTTAATTGTTCTATTTGCTCTTTATTAGTTATATCTCTTATAGCATTAAAAGCAAAATCAGTTCTTTCTTTAACAGCAAAAGGATCTGTTGCAAAAGATTTTATTTCGTATCCCTTGTCGGTCATTCCATTAACTAAAATGTCAACAAACTTAGGTATCACGGGAACTATTTTCCAATCTAAATTTAAATAAGACAAATCACCATTTATAGATAATTCGTCTTTATATTTTTGCACAGGTTGTTCGCCCCTTGCATATAATCTTAATCTATGATAATTCTGGAAGTTTTGTAAATACCGGTCTCCCCCCATATCTTGTCTAAACCATTCGTTTTCTATAGCCCGCCCTACTTGGATACCATAGTCATAACTATTCTTTACTGAATCAGGTACTACCTGATCTGGGAATGAACTGTTATAGTTAGTATTAATCATGTATTTAAATTATTTTTGATGTAACTCCATCATTATTATATCTTCTTATTCCTAAATTTACCGGTTGAAATGTTTTTTTAGCTACCGGAGCATATTTGTTTTTATTACAAGCCATTATAGCTAGGCCAGAACTTATGGATGCATCGTGCTTTGTTCTGTTGTTAAGATTAAATTTAGACCAGTCATTTAAGGTACGTGTAAAATACAAATCCCCATGTGTTTCGCCATTAAAACCTACATGAGCATCAATATACGATTCTATAGCGGCCGCATGAGCTTGCTTCATATCTTCACTTGAGTTAGGTACTCCGCCTATTTCTCTTTCTGTAATAGACAATTTATTATAAACTTTATCCGGTCGATTCATTGAGTAGCCTCTATATCCTCTTCTTTTTAAATAATATAATAATCTTGGTTTATTATTTTCCGCAAGCAACGGCATACCATAAAACACTAATGCCATTAATACATCTTCAAAAAATATTTCAGCATTATCAGGTCTTGAAATATATTCTAAAAAGAAATGATTAGGTGGTATATCTTCCATCGTAAATTTAGTAAGCCCGTGTAAAGACCCTTTTGATCCGCGCCCATCTACCGTGCCTGATATATCATAACTATCACAACCAAAAGCACCGCAATGCTCATTAGCTGGGTATCTTAAATTACCTTTAGATATAGACCTGTTTTGCATACTTTGAGGCGGAATCCATGAAATAAAAAATCTTCCATTATTATTAGGATAGAATTCTACTACAGAATCTTTTACTCCACCTCGCCATTGAAAATTACCTTGTGTTATAAGGCCCGTGTATTTTGTTTCTTCAATATAATCAATCTGTTCATAAATCTTAGTTAGATTAAATAAAGATTGTTTTGTTTCATCTCTAAATGCATGCTGAGTAGTCCGGGGAAATTGTCTATAAAATTCGTTTAAAGCGTCTTGATCTTTTTTTAATCCATCAACTTCGTTCATCCAATAATCAATTACGCCTGTTTCTATTT